CACTAACCAAAAGAACGTCAGCCACAGTACCATGATCAGCGTTATCTACTGTGCGGAAATTAAGATGGTATTCAAGAGCGGCTGTTGAACCATCAACAGTCGCCGCTGTACCATTGGCTGAAGATTCAATTGAATCAGACGTTTTAGCCGTCAGGGCACAAACTATTGCAGCAACAACGTCTTCTTCGTCACCACCATTGAGATCGAATGCGGCAGCTTGAGCGGCAGCAACAGTTCCGACACCGATTTCAAAATCAGCAGTAGTTGAGAAACCTGTACCACCACCAGTAACGGCTTCGAGGCCCGCCAACGGAAAAACAATATGTTTGCCAAGAACGTTAATGTGTCCTTGTGGGAACGTATAAAGCTGCTGTGTACCCCAAGCACCATCGGCTCCTGGTGCGACACCATCCGTCGAAACTACCTGCATTTCATCCATAGTAATGACCGTCTTGTGAATGGAGCCATTACCTTTTTCGACCACCGTAAGACCAGTTTTTGTAGCAAGAGTACCAACACTATCAAGCGTGACGTCATCGACACCTGCATGATTGCTGTTAATTCTATTTTGCGTTGCAACTACTTCTGTAAATACCCTGTCCCAATCACGCCAATCAGGATTTTTCTGTGGGGCATTATCCGAATCACGATTACGAGAATCACCATCCCAAACATCAGTTGGATATGAAACTGCCATTTTGTCTCCTTGTTAGTTTGCTTCACCGCGAACAGCTTTACTACCTCTATCACTCGAAGCGGCATCTTGCGTTATTTCTTTTTCGCCTCTGGCATCTTCACCTGGACTATCCGATTCGTCCGGGTTGCCACGGGCGTCAGAGGTCCTCTGAGCGGCTTTAATTCGCTCGATTCTTTTAGCATGGTCCACAGCTGCTTTCGCTGGCTCGTCTTCTTTGTAACCTCTAGCAATAGCACCAGTTTTTAGAGATAATAGTCCTCTTTCAATGTCAGCATGAATACTTTCTGCGTCAGACGACAACCAGTCAGCATCATCAATCTCATCCATAATTGTTTGAAGTTCTTCAGAACTTACTTTGGAACTTAAAAGAGTAGTGCTGATTTCCTTAGCAACAGCTTTCTGAAAAGTGTTACTTGGGACAGTGGCCATTTGCTCAGCGTAAGCACTTGCTTCCTTAAGCTTTTCTGTATCGGTCTTGAGACTATATCGCTCAGGGTAATGAATAGTTGCGATTTTATCATCACTCTCATAGTCACTATAAATTTTAGCAATTTGACGTTCTGCTTGCTCAAGAATTAAACCCAAAAAGGATAGACCGCTCTCCAGGCCACGTTCGTCATATTGCTTAGATTCAGCACTTGAGAATTTAGGTCGAATAGCACTAAGAGCCAAATTAACCAAAGCTCGAATATCATCTTTCAGATTCTTTTGCTTTGACATAGATGCTTCAAGAGGCTCTGAAGATGGATGAATAAAGCCAGGTCGATCTAAGCCCTTTGCGTAGCGACGACCCTGAATAGAACCCACTTCAATTTCAGCACCTTCAGTATCAGGACTATCTTCGTTACCTTTAAGGTGTGTCGAGCCAAAACGTCCACTGGTTTGTTCTGTATAGAATGTAAAACTAGCTTTTAATGAGTAATTGACGTCAGCACTCTCCAAATTTAAGAGTGCAATCTGATGATTTGCAATATCAGTAAGCATTGAACGTTCTAATTCCATTAAAACGAACGGTATTTTGTCTGTATTTAAAGTAATAACTTCTTTGGTTGGCTCACCAGCCATGTTAATTTGATTATCCTCTGCGTCAAAGAATTTGACCGTAACGCCATTCTCTGTACGCTCCAGGAATCGGTATCTTATAGATTCTGTTGTTTCTGGGAGGCCATCTTCATCAAAATTTTCATGTGTTTCTTGTAAAAGGAGCTTATCAAATTCTAATCCCTCTTTACCCGGAGTATATACCCAATTACGTATCTGTTCTGCCTTAAAAACATACAAGTATGGGTGTACTTTGTTAGCATCAATTTTTGTTTGATTATTTGGTAATATTGGCATGTCAACATAGACACCGACTTTACCCAAAAAGATTAATTCTGGTAAAACTTCACGACCAATGAAATGATTCATTGTAGAATAAGCTAAATCAACACCACCTCTAAGGCCATCCATAACTTCTTGATAACTTACGGAACCATCAATGCGTCTAATATCATCCATTCTCTGGAAGATAGCGTTTTTAACATCAATCAGAGCCGCTGTTGCAAACCCTGGAATTGGTGAAATTGATTTTCGATCCCTGAAATCGGGATCACTTTCACGTTCACTAAAACGTACCATATATTCTTCAATATATGCGTCTCCACCGTCCATTGTGAAACGATATTTACTCCAATCATTAGACAACGCATTATAGTTCGGGTGTAATGATGTTGCAATAGCCATTAGAGAAACGCCTTTATGTCTGTATTCGTGTTGAGCGAAGCCGCTAAGGGTAAAGCAATTTCATTATAACAACGAGCATGACCAAGATGATCATCACCTATTGAAATATATTCACCAACGGGATTGTTATTAGTATCTTTACGGTATCGACGAATCTGATTTTTAATATGGACACGATATTCATTTGATATATCTTTAGGTAGAGTAATAGTCTTATTATGGAATCTATTGAGAGCAACATCAAGCCAAGAAGTTCTGTCAACACTAACTTTGTGACTATCATCATCTTTGTCTACAATAATTTGCTTTCCGCTTGCACCTACGGAATAATAACAAAGTTTGACATGTCCATAATGCTTCATGGCAAACTCGTAAGCTAAGCGACGTTCAGGCTGTGCGTCAATAACACACATAAGAACTTGCCACTGCCGCATCAATTGTGCCAATTCAGTAAAGTCTAAGACTTTACCTTCAGCAAGTATATTGCAGGATGCGTTCATATTCAAGTCATTACCAAGTCTTGGAAAATCCCAAGTTCCAACCTCGTAGTGTAGCCATGTTCCTTGATCAACACCCATTGTAATCAATTTACCAACAGGGGCAGGGTCACTTTTGACTCTAGGACCAAGTGCTTCATAGATTTCAACATCAGTGACTTGGGCACCTTCAGGTACGTGAGGTACTCCGAGCTTAGAGTTAAAGAATTCCTGTTCCTCGGCTTTGCCAATTTGTGCTGCAAAATAAGCGTCCGCTAATTCCCAGGGGTGAATAGTCTTAGAATAAAGTTGGTTAATATAAAAGCCACGTCGGTCAGCTTGTTTTTCCCCAAATGGTACCCAGACAGCGTCTTTTAAAAAATATTCTTTTTCCTCTTGCTGTAGTGTACCACCACACTCTTTACAAATTAAATGAGTACCTTTGATTTTAGGATCAAGACGATGTTCGCCTTCGATTTTTAAGCATTCAGGGAAAATTAATTCAGTTTGTTTTGAACAACGAGGACACTTAAAAATAAAATGATCTTGAGTAGAAAGTAAGAACTCTTCATTGATACCGTGGTTCGGTGCTGTTGGCGTAGAAATTTTCCATATTTGCCAAGATGGCTGACCTGAGACACGCTCTTCAGCCAGACGAATATTGTCTTGATTCATTTCATCTAATTCATCAAAGACAATAAAAGCTACTGGAATAGACTTTAGACCGCCTCTTGAATTAGAACCACGAATATAAAGATTAGCAGAACCTGCTCGTTTGTGACCAACGTTTTTTACATTCTGAAACAAGTTCTGTAAGTGGGGGCTTAATTCTAATGCTGCATCAAAACGTGCCGCCGAAAAGTCAGATGCGTCAGGGGTTTTAGCGGGCAGCACATAGAGACAATCACTACGTTCAATATCAATCTTGAAGAAAGTGATATTAAGTACAGCCTCGGTATAACCAAGTTGCGCAGCTTTTTGACCAACGCAGATTTGATGTGTGGCTTCATGCATATCACGAAGCCACGGATGAAAATCAAATTTCCATGGGCCAGGGAATGGTCGTCCCATCATTCTATAACTTTCAGCCCAACGACTAGGCGTAGTTACAGCCTTGCGGCGTAAGCCACCTACAACAATGTC